AATGCCTGCGGGCTTCCTGGTGGTCTGGGGGGTGAGGCCGCCTTTTGCTACGCGGGTAGGGACAAGTGCCTTGCTCTCGGAGACAACAGAGACAGTCTTCGCGCGCGTTCGACGCTGCTTGACCGCATCCTCAAGAGGATCTTTCTCCTTGTCGCCCGCGGTCTTCTCTTTCAAGGAGACGAAGAACTCTGCGGCGGCGAGGTGGCGCTTCTCACTGTCCCTTTCTGGCGCGATTAACCTTTCAAAGCCATCCATAAGGACCTCCGGCTATCTTAGCCCTTGCGAGTGTACAGAGCCCCACATGGAAACGGCCAAGGCCCCGACGAGAATATTGCCAGCGATGTTGAACTTTAGTCCACCAATGGCCGGTGCCATAAGCTCTACCTGTATGACTTGTGCAGCGACAACGTCACCAGCTGCGGCTGGTGTGTTCAGTGAGGCGACCAGGCCATTGGTGCCCGACCCTGTAATAGCAACAGCCGCTTCGGCGCCAGTGCCCATATTCGCCACAACCGTCTGCGCCGCCTCCGCTGTGCAGCCTGTTCGGCAAATCAAGAATCGCGTATACGAACTGGAGCCGGGAATGAGCACCTCTGTCTCGTTGACAGCAATTTCCACGCGGACAGTCTTATGTGAAGGTATCGTAGGCATGCCTGCTCCTAAGTATCCAGCGAGTCAAAGTAGCCATTGACGAGCGCGTACTCTGACGGAACGCCAGACCCGTTCAAGGCCCCTCGTAGATTGATCGCCACCTTTAATTTCTGCTTCTTGTTCTCATAAGCGTTGGCAAACATGCCGAGCCAGCTCATGAGCATCGGCGTCTTGTCCGAAACACTCACCTGAACACCCTGACCATCTGAGTAAGTCATCTGGTTTCTGGTCTGCAGAAGACCAACAGAGGTCATAATGTTTATAATGCTGCCGTTTATTAGCAGTGATACGGACGGGAAAGACTCCAATGTGGCCGCCTCAATAAGGGGAGGGGTCGTATTGAAGTCATCGATCGTCTCCATGATTGCGAAGGCGATCTCTCTATCCGAGGTCTCACGTCCATCGATGAGCCTATTAAGCTCAGGATAATCCCGTAACTTCGCGCGAATCAGCGCGATGACGCTAAGCAGCTTGGCCGGAATGCCCGCGTTAACCGAGGCTTCCGGTCCAAGTTCATTACTGCTCGGCTTGGTGGGATCATTGGACATCTACGTTCTCTGGCTCGCTCTTCTTGGGCGGACTTGCCGCCTTCTTGGGAGCGGGCTTCTTCTTGGGCTTGGGTGTTTTGACGGGGTTGGCTTTGTGGACAGAGAGCCGGCCATCGTCAATCATCTTCTGAATAGCTGGCGCTATCGTGCCCAGCTCCAGTGACTGCCCAGGTCGAATAACATCACGAAAGAGCAGGATGATGTTTTTGGACTCATTTTTGACAAACATCAGTCACCCCTATTTGCCCGGCTCTTCTTTCGCTTGGTAACCTTTTGTGGGCGCACAGTCTCTTTGTCAGCCTGTGCGTCTGCCTTCGCTTTAAGGGGCGACGTCCGTGGCGTAAACTTTGGCTTTGGGGTGGGTTTTGGCTCTTGGGTAGGCTCTGGGGTCGCCACGATTTGCTCTTCCTCAACCTCTGGCGTAGTTGTAACAACTTCTTCCTCTTTGGCCTCTACGGCAGGCTCCGGAGCAGGCTCTGGAGTCGCCACGACCTCTGCGGTCTCGACCTTTACGGGGGTTGTAATCTTTACGACGGGAGCCTGAGCAATAACGGGCTCGGGTTTCTTTGTATTAAGGTCTTGGACTTCAAGTGCGCCCAAGTCGACATACTTCTGTATGTTCTTTTTGTGTAGCTCATAAGTAGACGTGGGGAGGATGATGTGCTTCCCAGCACGGATCTTCCTTCCGCCTATAATAATTCTCTCAGAGTTGAGGAGGGAATGGGTATGACCGCGAAATCTACTCTTTCTTGTGTAGAGCAGGTTCTTGATCTTGAACGACATTATCTCTCCTCCGGGGTTAGTGGAAGAACGCCCCCAACACAAGTGTGAAGAGGGCGTTCTCCACAGACAAACAGACTAGAACTGCGAAACTGCCGGATGCGTGACACCCTCTTCGACGAGGTTGTTCTTGCCGCCGAGCTGATCTTCAGCAACAGGCAAACGGTCCCCACGAGTGGTGAGGTTGTCCGCCGCGCTGGCACCCAGGTTCTCAACGGAACCCGCGTACAACTCCAGCTTACGACAGCCGGCCACGTTGCCGATGTACATGCCGATGTCCTCCCACGCCTCGAACGAGACTCGGTTACGCTCTTTGTCAGCGTAGAACTTCGTCTTGTTGAGGACCAGGAAACCACCGAGGTACTCCGGCGCAGTGAACGCGTAGATGTTGCCGGGACGCAGAATGTCGGTCTTCAGGGTACGAACGAACTTACGGCCGATGACCGTAGAGTACTTGTAACCATCAACCGTGGTCTCGCCAACAATCTTGTCGCCCATGTCGCTGAGAGCCCAGGCGTTGAGATCCTCGAAGTCGGTGTCAGTCATGAGGAACTGATCGCACCGAAGTCTCGAACCACGATTACCCGAACCCGTGAACAGCTGGAACAACTTGATGAAGTCGTCCTTCTGAACCGCAAACGACAGCGGCTGCCCGCTATCCTCAGCAGTCTCATCTGCACCGTCATCATCATTGGGAGCGGCAGTGTGCGTAAGCACGTCAACGCCCTTGACCTTGCCAACCTCCGGAATGCCGTTGACCTTGACGTTACGCGCGGTAAACGCCGTTGTGGTCGTGTAAGCATCGCCAAACGTCAGGCTCTGAGCATCCTGCTGCAAGGACTGACAGGCCGACTCCACGTGGTTCAAGAACACAGAGTCCTCGACCTCCTGGATGTCGTTCACGATGTTACGACGGATGATCTCCGTAATAGGCAACGTGTATGCCATCAGCTCCTGCTCAGTCTGCTCGTAGCGCTCCGAACCAACCGTGTGGAACGGGACCTCGAACCTTGGAGCCGTGTAGTACTTGGCAGTCGGCTGTCCACGGAAGGACATCGACATAGCACGGCTCTGCGGCACGACTTCCACGATCTTCACGAGGGTGTCGTGATTAACGCTAACCTGACAGTCAGCACGAGTCACAGTCTTGGGGGGAAGAACCTTCCGCGCGAAGGATTCCTCGCGCAAACGGTCCCGAATGTAATCGCCACCCAGGGCAGCAATCTTCTCTTTTCCAGCCTCAGTATCGAGCTTGCTAACAAACAGCTCGTTGAGGACTTCGCTAGGTACGCTAGACATATCAGTCCTCCTTAAGCGTTAGTGACAGTGCCGATCCATTGCGGCTTGTCGTAAAGGTAAACAGTAATCGGCTTGTCATTCGCGGGGGCCCCTTCGGGACACGCGATAACGTAACCAACAGCCCAACCAGCGTCGGTGCCCATCCCATCAAGAACAAGGCGATCGAACGTCTCGCTACCGGAAGCGTTGGTAATCACGCTGTCATTGGGAGCAAGCGAAACAAGCCCGCCAACCGGGAAGTCAACCGACAGCTGCGACGCGTCCGTGGCCTTGTAGAGCGCGCACTTCACCTCGATACCGCCATGCGCCAAAACCGAAACACGGTTATTGGCGAGAGCCTGACGCTCAGTCCGCAGGGCAGAGCCCCAAACCATTGCGATGCTCGAAGCATTCGCGGCAGTTGCGACGACGCTGCCGACGGTGCCGTGATGCCAGAAGTCGTTTTCATCGACGATGCCATTTCCCATCGGGAGCCCGTCTTGGGGAATCCATTCGCCATCTTCCGGACCGTGTGGCATCCCACTAGCATCGATATCTCGCGTAACAACGTTGAGAATCGACGAAGTGGGAGATACGTTCCGGCGTTTGGCTGCACTAAAAGTAGCCATTGTAGAACCTCTCTAAATTAATCCCCGAGAATGAAATTCTCGAAGGCGTTGGTGGAATCACCACCTGACGGTCCATCGTCAGACAGTGAAGCAAAGGACATGTCGGGGGTGGTCAACGACAATGCTTCACGAACCACATTCAGATCCTTCTTAGAAGCCAGCAATGCTGCCACCTTCTTCTTAAAAGGAACTGAGCGATCCGTAACGCCCTTGGCATCCATTATGGAAACAAGATCTTCAGCCTCGTCCTGACGAGTATGATCTTCCAAAGCTGCAGCAAGCTTCACGTTCTCTGCCATGAGAGCACGCAAAACAGCCGGAACCTGGCTGAGCACTTCGCGGGTTGAGTTTTTATCGACGCTATCCATAATTAAACCTCCTTACCGACTTTGGCTAACAGCTTGTCTTTCAATCGCTGAGTCGCCTCTTTACGGGCAATAGGCCCTTCGCTACCACGAACACCTGCGGTCTTCACGCTTTCATCGGCGCTCTCGTTTTGTTCGTCGGTATTTTCGAGTGCTGCTTGGAGAACGTCTGCCAGACTGTAGTCTTCGACAGAAGCGGCCTTTTCAGCAGCAACTCCATCTGCCTCGTCCGAGACTGATGTTTCGTCTGTATCCTCATTGGCCTTCAAAAGGGCTTCGACTTCATCGTCTCCGTCCTCGTCAGCCGTATCGTCAGAGCCCGAAGCATCAGCGCTAGCCGACCTCAGTTGGAGAAGTTTTCCCAAGACCGCCTCGGCGATCTCGTTATCCTTCGGACCCTCTTGTTTCTTCGCAGCAAGCTTTGTCTGCAAGCTGTCTTTGAGACGCTCGGAAAGGGCAGCAACAGAGGCGATCTTCTCTTCGTCCTCTTCCTGAACCTCAGTCGGGATCTCTTCGTCGGGCATAAAGTTGTCGATGATAAAGTCGACTGCCGACGCAAGCTTCTCAACGTAAACCGGATCTGTATGCTCACCGGCCGACTCTTGGGGCGCAGCGGAGGTGGTCTCATCCGAAACATTCGCCCCGGCGAGCCGCTCAATCAGAGTACTTAAAGATGACATGCTACCTCCGTGGAGAGTGCCCACCTGGAAAACCAGGTGGGCTAACTCTCACTTTTTTTCTTACTAAGTATAGAACCAGCTAATACCGTGAACAAAGCCGTTTCGGCAGGTCTTTTCTTAATAAGCTTCAAACTCGTCTTGAGAACAGTGTCTCCGGACTTGCTAGCCTTTCGAAAATGACGCTTTAGCGCCTCAACCGTTTTGCTGTTCACGGCCATAGCCAATTATTAACCGTTCAGGGCCTGCGCGATTGCGTCCACGTTGTAGCCTGCGTCGGCAAGAAGCTGTCCGGCGCGCTCGGTGAGCGCGTTCTCGACATCATCATCGCTCTGCCCAGCGGACGAAGCCTTCTCCTTGCCCGTGCCGGGATCGATCCCAACCGCGTCAAGAATCTGGTTCGCGCGCTCAACAGCGGCGCCCTCAAAAGCCTGCTGGTACTCTCCGTCAGCGGCGGTCTTGGTGACGCCCTGGTCGGAGCCGGTGGACTGAATCGAGGTCAGCTCATCGTAAAAAGCGTGGGCCATTGTACGGCCAAGGAAGTCTGCCTCAGCAAGCTTGACCTGGTCGTCCTCGGAAGCGACGCCACCTGCGGGGGCAACCCCGGAAGTAGGCGCAGCAGCCTCAGCAGGCGCAGCAGTCTTCTCCTGCTCTTCCGAAGAGCCCATCGCCTCAGTCAGAATCTCGATGATGTCATCATCGCTAAACTCACCAAGATCAATGCCCTCAGCGGCAGCAACCTTCTCCAATTCCTCAAGTAATGCAGCCTCAGCGGACTTTTCCATACCAACCGACTGGTTGGCGGTAATGTTGTTATCCGTGCCGTAGGCCTGTGCAAGAAGCTCGTTCATCTCTATTCTCCCGAAATGGGTTGTGAAGTCGAAGTCTTTTTGCCTGGCACTGTCTTCGGCTGAAGTTCTCCACCTAAGTACCTCTGGCTAGGTTAGCTTGGCCACCGCCTCTGTCAGTTTGGCGTTAAACAGGCCGGAGGACTTGAGTCCCATGCCTAGTCTAGTGAGCCCAACAAACAGTGACGTTGCCAAGATTGGGTGCTTTTCAACAAATGCATCAAGCGGGCCTGTGGACAAACCGGAACCTCGTTTCTTTCTTACGTGGGCACCGTAAAGATAAGCCATGGGCAAAGCACCAATAAGCGCAAGCGGAACTCTCGCTGTTTTGGCTTTTCCCTGATCCATAAAGCTATCTTCTAGTCCTTGCTCGTTGATGGCTGAAAGCAGAGTCATATCACGACTGGTAATATTATCAACCACTGGCTTAATGTTTTCCATTAGTTGCAGTCGATATCCATTGTACCCGGCGGCGATCTTATTAAGAAGTGCCTTTTCCCCGGATGCCAACTTATGTCTATCTAATAACCTGTCCTGCCCGCCCTGTGGAAGGCCCTTCCTGGTAATAATAGTAATACGTCTGATGAGGGCGGGGCCAAACATGCTCCTCTCCGGGATGAGCCCAGACAGCAGCTTGCCCAACTTTGGCGAATAATCCGACGCCCCGCCTAGTGAAACACTCTTGTCCACATCATTTGTTGGTGAGAAAACTTGTTTGGCGGCATGGAGTTTATTAGCCAGATCTCCCTTGCCCATTCTGGTGAGAACCAGCTTCTGGAACTCTGAGGGTTTCAGGACAATGCCGCTGGCTGCTGATGTCGTCAGAGCGCTTTTTAGCGGATGCTTGGACATCTGGTTGATAGTGCTGTCGGGAATGTCCGGTTCAGCATCCCCAACCGGTCCCATGATCTTGGTGGACATCGCCGGGACCTGCTTCAAGATCTTGGAGACCTTTTGCTTCTTGGCGATCTTCTCTCTAAGGAGAGCTGCCTCGTGCCCATCCCGGATTCCGTATTCTTCGGCTGCAAGAGCAGACGGCATAGCCGCCGCAGAAGCGACCTTGGCCATCGCGAAGCTTGTCCTGTCTGCGCCGATAACCACAAAGCTCAGGTCGAAGAACCGGGGCTTGGGGTTGTACACGAAGACCTTCCGTCCGTCTGGGAACACCTTGCCCATCATGGTCTTTGTGTGGGCGCAGTAGTCTGCTCGTGTTCGGGACTTGTGCCCACAGATGGAGCAGACGTCGTATTTCACCTTGCAGCCCATGCTGACTGCGGGGTGTCCGCCGTTGTCCAATTTGTCGACCAGATCTAAATGACCCTCTTGCTTCGCCTTCGCCCTGTTGATCCTCAGAATCAACTCTACCCTGTGCATTACCGGATTATAAGTTGCACACACCACCTGGCCCAGGGACTTCTCGTAGTCCTTGTTTCTGTGATGTCGGTAGATCCCAGAAGACAAAAACGTCCTGAACCCCGCGTCCTTGCTCTGGTCTGAAGGATTAAGCTCGGCCTCCTCGAAGTAGTCCCCGTTGATATTACTGCCGTAGTACTCGCCCGCGCCTAGCGCATTAACAAGTACGTACAGATTATCGGGACACTTCTTGATCCCTGAGATGAAGTTGGCGATCTCAGGATGCAGTTCCCCAGAGGCGGTCTTTACCAGGTCATCGCCTGGAGTGATCGCCTGGACAAAGATGTTCCCATCATCGTCAATGCCGGGGAATGTGAGAAGTTTGAGCATCTGTTCCTAGTTATTCG